TCTTTTCTTTCTGTATTCGTCTCACAAAAGCATAATAGATTATCTGCGTAAAATACGCAAACGGATTCTTACTTTTTGCAGGATTAAAATTATCCAGATATTGTAAGCAGTTCTCTATGCCATCTGATATCATATCGTCTCTAAATGTATAATTGATAAAGTTAGGTCTATAAGACAAATGGTTTGCGATTTTTAAAAAACACTCACCAATATAATTGGTTACTGGTGGGTTCTTTCTTCCTCGTTTCTTTGCCTTATTACACTTATCCTTGTATTCAATCATAGCAGCTAGAAACTCTTTGTTATCAACATAATGTTCTTTTTTTGTTGTACTTCGTGTTCTTGCCATAATTATCTCACTATACTATATTTTGTTGTTAAGGTCAAGCACCTAACAATTTTTGCCGTCCCATATGATAGGTGCTTGACAAGGTGATTTTTTGGTGTTATATTCAGCGTGTCGCTGGTTGCTAGAGAATATATAGAGTAAGAGATACTATTAATGTATCGTCTTATCTTTCTTTTTAAGGTCGTCAAAGTCATCAAATATTTCCTCAAACTCTTCTCGTTCGGACGGCGACATAACTTCTCGGTCCATTAACTTACGAGTTCTTTCATTTTCTTCTCGTCTTACGAGTTTATCATAATTGTTATAATCTACGATAACACTTCTATAACTTTTAATCATTTCACTACTTGCATTTGTTATCGTCAATATCTTATCTTTTGGTATGGTAACCAATTTATCGTTAGTGTAGCCTGCCCATTTAACTAGAGCAATATAATCTTTGATACCTATGTTTGTTATTTGAGGTACATACTTTACTTCTAATGGTTTGTCTAGTGTAAGTAAAGGTTTGTTTTGTTCAGCGTGAGCAATCTCGCATACAATATCTGTACCATTAATTAACTTAATGATTTTGATTTTAGTAGTGCCGTCTGGTTTGATTTCGTTTGGATTCTGTGGCATAGATTACTCCTTTAGTTCTACATTATGAATTTCATAATCAAAACTTTCCTCATTGTAAATATTTATTCTTTCTCGGAAGTGCTGAAGAGTATAATTTTCTTTTTCTCCATATGATACATCATCGGCTATATCATATAAAGTTGCATTTGTCTTGTTATCTCCTAGTCTTAAACCTCTTCCTATTGATTGCAAGTTTCTTATCCTACTCTTACTAGGACTAGAAAAAATAATATTATGTAAGTTTCGTATATTGATACCAGTTGAAAATGTACCATAACTTGCGACAATAATCGCATTATCCGATTTTTCTGTAATCGCTCTAATTTCTTCTCTTTCATCTGCATTAACTCCTCCGTATACAAAGAACACTTTTCTTTCAGGATCCTTCTGTCTTATAAGTTCTTCTAATACTTTTCCGTGTTTCTCTACATATTGAAATAAACAAAGTGAATTACCTTGTAGACCAACACATAGATTTTTTATGTAATTGTTTCTTGCTTTACTAGCACACAAAAAGTCCATTTCTTCTTGGTATGTCTTATCTCTTAAAAAGTCTCTACTATTCTTTCCGTGTTGCAATATCAAACAATGTATCTTAAACTTCGCTAGTTGTTTCTTTTCTATCAAGTCTGTCGTTTGTGCAACCTTATTTACTGCACCAAACAATCCTTCTAATACTAGTTTATGTGTTTTAGAACCATCTAAAGTACCTGTCATACCTATTCTGTATTTACAATTAGTCATCTTTGTCATTATAGTTGTTAGGGACTGGGATTTAAATAAGTGTGCCTCGTCACCAATAACAACACCGAAGTCTGCAAACCACTTTTTAGGTAGTTTATATACAGATTGCCAAGTAGATATAACAACTCTTTTAGTTGTTTCTTTTTCGTGTCCTTGATATATTCTATGAATATGTTTTACATTATATCCATAATCTCTAAAATCTTTATACAATTGTTCTACTAGTGAAGTCGTAGGTACAATTATTAATACTTTGTTTGCTTTCTTTTCTTTCAATCGTAATAGTTGAAATCTTAATATTAGATACGCAATCAATGACTTACCACTAGCAGTTGGCGATAGTAGTAAACATCTATCCTCTTGTATTGCGTGATAGAAAGCATTGAATTGATAGTCTCTAATCTGTAAAGGTATATTTAATGCCTTACAAAATTTAGCACACTCTATCTTATCTAATGGTTTATTCTTCTCTTTTATCTTTGTGATTACTTGTATATTATTATCTTCACAAAACTTTTTTACATATGGCAATAGACCATAGTATATCTCACCTTTTGCATATTTAAATAATCTTATCTTGCCGTCCCAATATCTATTTCTATATTGTGGCATAAACTTATAACCAGGTACTTCAAAAGTAAAAAACTCACTTAACTCTCTACGAATATCGCTCTCAGCGTCTATCGTTAGATACACCTCGTCTTTCTTCTCAATTATAATATAACGATTTTCTACCATTTTATTGAAACCTAGTACCTAATGTCCAACCTACTAGTGATTTTCTGAAACCTGTTTTTACAGGTAATACTCTATGCCATAAACCAGAATAGAATATAATAATTGTTCCTGGTGTAATTTTATCAAACTTATGAAATGTTGTCTTCTTCGGGTCTGGGTGTGGTACACATATCTCTAACTCACCACCAGTATACTCATCATTTAAACATAATGTAAAACTTACCTTTCGTACCGTTAAGTCTCTATAAGCGTGAGTATGTGTATCTTGGTGCCAACCATAATGATGACCTACTCCGTAAGTTGTATATTGGAAGTCTTCAAACTTCTTTAGTTTAAAGTGCCACATACACTCCTCGTTTGCTTGATTGATTGCAGGAGTTATATTGTCTATAAGATACTTGTCATTTATGAAACAGCCTTTGCTATCTCTTACCGTACTCATACCTTCTTTGCCGTGAATTTTTAAGTCAACGATTTTTTTCTGTTTTGCTATCTCGTCAACTCTTTGTAGGAAGTCTTTATTAAAGGCGTTATCTCTACGCCAATATATCTTGTCGCCTATGTAGTGTGCCATTAAATCGCTCCGCTAGTAAACTTACGCCACTCAATCGCATCCTTTATTAAGAAACCTCTATTTTGTATTTGTCTGATTGTTCTATCTAGGAAGTCAACAATAGTTTCCAAGTAATCTACTTTCTGTTTTATCTTCTGATAATCTTCGTCTGCTTCAATATACTTGTCTACATCTTGTTTTAGAATTTTAAGATTGAATGGTTTTTGTTGATAGACCATAGGGTCTGCTTTACCTGTATAATATTCCCATTTATGTAATTTGATTGTTGCAAGTTCAGCGCTTGCTTTAGTTCTCATTAACTTAAACTTATTGTAATGTTTCAAAAATTCATTATGTAATTGTGGTGTTTTAAGAGCTTCTAAATCCAACTCCGTATCATTAATCTTTAATTTTTTCTCAACGATATCTTGTAATTCTTCAAGTGTCATATTATTTTTTCACCTTTGTTAGCCTTATAATAGTATACTATTTCTAGTCGTTTGTCAAGCTTTTAAGTGTTTGTAAGTGTGGATTTCTTACCTGGTTCTGCAAAGTCGTATAGTGTATATTTGAAAGCAACCGTTGAAGTTAAGTATTGTACATCTGTCGCTTGTGTTGAAAATCCTACACCAGATAAACCTGTAGGAAATATGTCTGTAAATCTTACTTCTTTAATTACATTGTTTTTCGCTGATAGTATTGATAGTGTAGCGTCTGATAATACTGAACCTTGACTTACGGCAGTACCTTCTTTACCTGCGTTTCTATTTAATCTATCTTTCCCCTGGGCAGGAAACCTATCTCTACCTGCTTGTACTAAATTTGCATATTCAGTATGGTCAGCAGGAAAACCTAGACCTCTTAACCAAGTGTATATCTCTTCAAAGTTCTCAAACTTTTCATCTACTAAAAATGTTAAGTTTAAATCACCAAACTCTAGTTTAGTGCCAGGTAGAGGTATATCTCTTAATGTAGTTAGTTGTGTAGCGTTACCTAGATTGATACCAGGTATATTAACTTCTGTACAGAAAAACTCCACTTTAGGTAGTTTTGCAATACTGAATTTAAATTGACTAGGACTAGCATAGTCTTGTTGAGTAGGTTGTCTACTTATAGCGTTTGTAGTTGTCATACTACTATTTATACGACCTAATAATCCCCTAGTAAAAACTAGGGGACCGATATTAGACTAGTTGTTTTGCGATTTCTTGTTCTTCTTTACTTGCATATTCTCTATCCCATTTGTCTAAATGTTTCTTCATAAACTTTCTAAACAATGGTGGTATTAATGCAATTGTAAATAGAGTGAAATATCCAACACCTGTATTAGGAGCGCCAACATCATCAAGTTCCCAGAAGTGAGTTTCCCCTCTATCGTGGTGGTCTGCTTGTCTTCCGATTTCAATAAAGAACCAAGAAGTAAACAATGTTGAATTGTCCCAATTGTGTCTGTAATCAATAGGTTGAGATTTTACTCTTATCAAACCATAATGTTCCAGATAGTTCAAAGCTTCTAATTCAAAGTTTGAAATTACCCACATTACAGCGAGACAAGTAATACCTACCCAACCACCTGCCATAAAGAAAAGTGCTACGGTAGGTACGGACATTAGATAACCTCTAATCCATCTGTTATCAAAACTGATAAAAGATTTATCTAGTCTTTGTAATCTTGCTTTCTCCATTTCAAAAAGAAACTTTGATTGACCAAGATATGAAAGTAGATAATGTCCATAGATTGTACGACCACGAGGAGCAGTCGCTGGGTCGTCTTCTGTCGCAAGTTCTAAATGATGATTATAACAATGAGCATAACAGAAATGTGCTGACCCACTTAACGCCATCATCCATCTACTAATAACAAAAGCAAAACCTTTTGTATGCGATAGTTCGTGTCCGTAGATGATACCGATACCTAAAAAGATACCAGCTGATAAGGTAGTGCCTACAAGTTCTAGTCCTGTGATACCGCTAAAAATTTTGTATGCGACAGCACATTGTAGAAATATAAACACAGGTAACATAAGATACATAACCGTGTTTTGCAACCAAGCAATACCTAGTGTTTCTCCGTTTTCATCAACGGCACCTTTCGTCTGCTTTGTGATTAATGTATCTAGTATTATTCCAACACCTAATAACGCAACGCCAGTCCACGCAAATAGACCGCCATACAATATTGATATTGCTGTTGTGATTATTAATACTGGTGCAATGAAATAACGGACATTAGTTAATAACTTTAACATAATGCCTCCTGTCCTTTCAGACATTAATTGCAAAGATAACTCGTTTATCTTATTAATATTATTTATAACATAAGTGGTTTTATTTGTCAAGCTTTTGACGCATATAAGAA